GATCCCACGGCTTCATTTTTGAATTGTAATTTGGATATGGCCATGGACCTGAGGATGTTTGTTTTAAATAATCTAACCACCATTTTTTCATAAATTTAGAGGTGATTTTCTTTTTGTAAAGAAAAACTCCACAGTGATAAGACATTTTTTCATTATCACTAACATTTGTGCCTTTACCAGCATATTCTCTTATATTTGTGATAGCTATATCACTGTCACCTATAAGATCAAATATCTTAGATATATCATCATGCCAAATTTCAGTATCACAATCAAGATATAATGTAATATCAAAGGGAGTTTTTTCTAGTGCCCATAATTTGGCACGCATATGATACGGTATGCCAGTGATCACTTCTTCAAACAAATATCTATCAGAGTCTTTGATAAAATCTGCATGTGTGAATAAAACTATTCTAGCATCATGATGGTGATCACGTATCGATATGGCGCATCTAATTGCGGCATCATAATATGCTTTAGAATATGATGCTACTAGCAAATAACCTTTGCTAGGTTCAACCTGTATTTGCTGTCGACGTCTCGCCATTTGCGATCACCTTTTGCATGTTATAATTATCAAGCGCAATCATAGAAGCAAGTATGCTTACTTCCATAATAGATGATGCTTTTCTAAGTTTAGACTTTAACTCGGTATTTGTTGAAGTTCTTACCAAATCAACTTCAAATGCATCACTTTTGGCCATAAAAAGTGCTTCACGTCTAAAATTATCAGCTTGTCTTTGCTGCTCCATTTGACGCTTCAGACGATTTTCTTCATGAAGTTTTGCGCCGGCGGCTGTATTTGCATCAATTTCTTCGACGGTAAATTTTTGAAAAATTTCATCCCAATCAGGATTTCCCTCGGTTGTCTGAGATACCGAAGCGATGACTTCTTGACCATCAACATACCGAAATTTACAAACAATTTGATTTTTCAAATTAGAGGCCCAATATGGCTCTAAAATTTGTCTATCTGACATATTATGCTGTCCTCACCCAAAGACTTACTGTTGATATAGTGGCTGTAGCTGCCTGAATTGTGTCACCTGCATATGTACCGGTATATGTTCCTGAATATGAACCGGTGTAATTTCCTGTATAATTTCCTGTGTAAAATCCTGTGTAAAATCCAGTATAGAATCCTGTAAAAAATCCAGTAAATACGCCACCACCAAAACCTGAAAAAAATGCTTGGAAATTTTGTGATCTAAATCGAGTATATGCACCTGCATATGCACCTGAATAAGTACCCGCATATGTACCGGTATATGTTCCTGAATATGAACCGGTGTAATTTCCTGTATAATTTTGAGATGCTAATGTATTTCTAGTATCATCAAAAGCTGATCCTCGAGTAGTCCAAGTTCCTGGAGTTGGTGCTGATGTTTGTAATTTGTATGTACAAATACCTGTGGATATAATTTGATTACGAAATCTATTAGTAAGGCCTTGAATTTCAACATCCGTCATTTCCTTAAAAGATTTTGACGGGCTGGTTTGATATTTTAATGGTCTTACTGTTGTTGGAGCAGTACCACCAGTTTTTCTCCACAAAGTTGTTGTATTGGTAGCACCAATTGTACTGTTTGTTATTGTACCAATAGATGTCCATGTGCCAGTTGGTGCGGTTGGTTGTAGAGCATATGAACCTATACCGGATGATGCACAATTAGCTATAGCTCTTGATATAATTGATGCATTTAGCTGAGTGTCATTTTGTTGTCTAATACCACTAGATGAATGCTCAATAGGTCTGGTTATAACTTCTGTAGCGGCAGTTGTAACATCTTGCTTGAATGTATATGTTGTAACTGTTGTAGGTGAATCCGCAACTGGATGGTCACCGACAGCGCCTGATCTAGAGGTATCAACAAATGTACCAATTGATGTACCAGTAGCACCATCAATATTTACGGTACCAAGACCGGAATTTGTATTGGCAAAATGTTTAAGAACAACATCAACACAATAATCCATCTCTGCATTTGTCATAATTTGCAGGCCGTTAAATGTGGCGCCTGTTTTTTTGACTTTTAATGGATTTGCCATTGTATTACCTTACGGATACAGCTGAGTGCCAGATGAATCATAAACATATAGCGGCGCCGTAGTTAAAGCCCCATCTGGATACTTATAACCACTATTTGCTAAGACTACACCATTCACATGAAAAGCCGTATTTGGTAGTAATGTATTAATACCTACTCTATTTGAATTTTTTTGTAAGAATAAAAGTCCAGTATCAATATTCAATACAGCAGAGCCCATTGTGACAGTATTACTATTTACTGTCAATCTATCTGTAGCTGCATCACCAATAACTGTATTACCATTAATTGATAGATTTTGATTAATTGTCAAACTACCATTAGCGGTAGATATTCCATTTATGATTGTACGTTTACCAGCCGCACCTATAACCGAATTACCGGATACAGTAAAATTTCCATTAGTTGATAGCAGACCATTAGCTATAATTCTAGTGGTTGTGCTGGAACCTAGCTTTGTTGCACCTAAAGATACAAACCGCACGTTAGCAGTTAGTGTATTTGCATAAAGCTTTGATTCGTCAATCGCAAATTGACTAAGACGATTAAACGCCTGGTTGGAACGAATCCTCCAGGTGTCAAACGTGTTTGTTAAAGCTACGTTTGCTATCTTAGCCATAAATCACTACCCCTTGGACCCGATAAGCTGGCGCAGCAGGTCCTTGATCTCAGCGACATCCTGCTTTAATGTATTTATCTCATCAAGCTTGGCCTCTGTTTCAGCAGATTTTTTTCTTCTAGCTCGATAAGCTTCAAGCGCAGAATTATCTGTAAAGAGTATGGCCTTGGATGATGTTTCTTTGACTAATCCAGGTTCATTCTCTATTTTCTGAAACGGAGGCTTATTCATCTCTGTAAGGCGATCACTCTGACATTTTTCAGACGCGGTGGATTTGTTGTCGTATTTTTAGTAAGCACAATCTTAATTGACATATACTTATAGCCAACAAATCTAGAAAGTGCATTATTGCGATATTCTATGATATTGCTATTCGTAGTATTTGCACCTGAAAGATAATTATTGCTATATGTCGGAACATCATAAACATATTCTTTGAAATCTTCAATATCTTCGGTGCTAGAATATGCAGCAGAAGATGTAAAGCCCGTGTCTGTCGTAAATGACATTGGGATCCAACGAGCATCATCAAAATCATTTCCATCTTCACGATGCAAGATTTTGTAATACACACTTATTTCAGACCCAGGTGGGCGATATGCTGTAACGTATACTTTAATATCTTCAGCATCTTGACCATCGGCCAGAGTTATCTTACGAGTGATATATCTTGCGAGAGCATTTCCGCCGCTAACTGTATTAGCTTCACCTGTCGTATCATTATTGATGAGATTTTGTATGGTTATAGCAGAAATGCGTTTCACATCCATAGCCGGAGAACCATAACGACTTGTGCTGGTTAGTGTAGCTTTAACTTCGCCTGAGCGACTTGCTGCCATACCTGAACCAGAGATAGATGTGTTAGATTCCATGCTACGACTTAGAATATAGCGCGGAGCAGTAAATTCTGCATCATCATTTGGAATTAAATCAATATAAGAAGTATCTCTGGCTGTATTGCTTGTAGCAAATTTACCTGAGAATGATATAACAGTATTACTTGGATTCAAGAAATCTGTAGCAAAATTAAGTACATCAGCTTGCAGACGATCAAGCTTAATTATACGAGCTGTATATCCGTTGACCTGACCGCGAATAAAATTATTAGCAAAGAATACTCTACCAGAACCAGAGGCTGGGCCGCTATTTGTAAATGCAACATTTGCTAGGTGCAGATATGTATTTGCATAGGAGACGGCATCATAGAAAGCAACTCGACCAGTCGGAGTAGTAGCAGATGTGATACCACCCGTCGAATTACCAATTCGCACACCAGTTGTTGCATTAGTATTACGGATACGAATAGCCTCGCCACCTCTAAATTTTGAAGTCAATGATACATTACGAACGCGCATCTGTGTAGTGCTAAATCTTGATACTGTACCAGTCGCTCCTGAAATCATGCCTTGAACAAAAGTGACACCTGTATTGACTGATTTGGTATTAGCAAAGGTGCCAACAAGAATTGTCTCGCCATGAACTTCTTCACCGGTGCGAATAAATGCTGCCGAAGCATTTGTTATTTGCATATAATCGCGCAATTCATTTTTAAATACTATAGAACCTGTGACAGATTTATTAAAGTTTGCGACATATAACGTAAACTTTAAATCTTCTTCTTGAATTGCGCTATAGACCTTATCATTTGATGAGGCAAATAACATACCTGCAGCAGGCTGTGATGTAATACGATCTCCCGTAAGTGTATCAACTTCACCAAGCCGTGCAACATGCATATTATAATTTGGATTATTACCAACAGGCTTAATGATAATTGCATAATCACGATCATTTTGCAGATATACAGGTGAATCAAAATATACAGGTGTTGGTGCAGAACCATTTGAACTTGTATTTACATCAGCAGGCATCAAGAAAACACGACTGAACGGCACAATTCTAGGAGTGATTGTATTTGATAATGGATCTATTTCTCTTATATGTACTTCACATCCTAGCACTGTATCTTTGGTAGCAAAAAATAGATCAACTTTAGTTACATATGCACCCGATCCAGATATCTTACCAATAGCATTGGTATCCATAGTGAAGGATTGTGCTATTGGATCTTCAAATCTGACTTGAACATCTTGAACAGTACGATCTTCGCTAACTTCTTCAGTAACAGTTTCACCGGTTCGCGTGCTAATAATAGTATTTTGAACTTGCTGAGTTAGGCCCTGTGCTGTATAAACACCTTCAGCTTGAGTTGTATATGAACCTTGAGTTCTATCATTGATAGGTGAATCTGTTAAACGGAAAAGCAAACTACCTGCTCTAAACCGCATATTTTCATTTGAAGGTAGTCTAAAGATACCATAGACATTACCATTAGCAACAGCTGCTAATGCGCCGCCTTCTCCTGCAGTATTTGCGAATGAAGAATTGGTTGGTTTTACATAAGCTGAAACATCAGTACCATCAAAGAATGGATATACGCGGGCGCCCGGCTTTATCGCTCTACCCGTAAATTTAATTTCGCGTGAACGCATAAACGGTTGAATATCGGTACGGACAACTCTATTACCAGTGCTTGTGGTAGTTACTTTTGGTACTAGAGTACGACGTATACCTCTTCTATGTTGATTGGTTGTCGTAGTTGTAGTAACTTTGACTCGACCCACCCATTCGCGAGTTTCACTCACACCCTGCCAAGTTGTTTGCCAATTACTCCAACTTGTTCCCCAGGCTCCAGATTTTTCCCAATTATCATCAAAACTATCAATGTTTATTAATACGTCAGGTAACTGAACTGTATCAACCCAATAATCTGATGGTGGGTCAAGATCAATTCTACCATTCCATTTCCAAAATAATCCGGCTGCATTTCTAGTGGTTGATGAATATTTTTGTGTTATGAAAATTTCATGTGAATATGGTAGTGTAATTAAATCGCCCGCTGGTATATTATATACGCCGGTAATTGTAGAAGATACAGCACCGCTTGTTGCAGTCGAACCTGTAGCAAAATTACCAGTAGCATCTTCAATATAAAGTTTATTATTTACCTTGAAGCGAAGCGTTCCAGTAGAACCACCAGCTGTAATTGTTGAACCATTCGAAAATGCTGATGCACTATTCGAAATGAATACAATTTGATCTTTAGCCACACCACCAGGTGTATTATTGGTACGAACTATATTTGAGGAATTAGCTGAGTTATAGAACAACTCAATATTATCAATTTTGAACGGAGGTCGTGCTTCACCATAACCCTGATCGATAGAAATTTTATAATCAGAATTATTAACATCACCAATATTATGGCCATAAAATGCATCAACTAATATACCATTTTTAAATCTATCATTACCATTTGAATCTTTCACAAGTAGATTTTTTGTTTCCATTTCAAGAAGATTTAAAGATGTATAATATTCTAGATTTTCTATGCGATTGCGAAGTACACCAATATCCCGCATTGTAAAGCGAGGATTAGTAATCGGGAATACGCGACAAGCCAAATCTTGGCGATTAACTCTACGCGCTTGCTCATCTGGAAGAGATGGATATTCTGACAAATTGATAGTCGCAACAGACATAGTATCTTGAGGTTCATCTGGTGTGACTGGATTTTTGGATGGCACACCTTTGACTGGTAAGAAATTACCATCTCTATCCATCACAATACGATCATTACGTTTTAAATAATAGTCAAGATCCGCGGTAAAATTCTCACCAGGTGCGGAGAATCTTAGACCACCAGAAGGCTGATCAAATGAAGTTGATAATTTAGGATTGATCGAAATATTTGTCAATGAGGTCACGCTATTGGCTGTATCAGTCATGCGTGGCCTAATGTCTATGCAATCCCGCAAATCATATCTCTCGCCAGTCCGCGGAGAATTGTATACAGGTATTTCATATGTAAATATCTTTGTTGTATCTGTGCCAGCATTTGTATCATCGACTGGATAAGAATCAACAGAGAAATAACCAACACCAGTTGAATAGCTATGTGTGAAATAATCAAGCTTGACAAGCAAACGGTCGCCCGATGCAATGCTTAATCCACTTGTAGATTTCTTAACAAGATGTGCATGTCCATAATAGCTATCAAGCATTCCATCATGCAAAGTAAATTGATTAGTTACATCAGTACCTTCAGTCAAACTGGCAAAATTAGATCCAGACTTTTTGCGTACAGATACTAATTTAAATCCATCTGATAATCCAAGAGGCCACGGCCCTGTAGTATTGGCCACATATGATGTACCACCACCAGAACCAATGCGAACTTGAACTAGTCGGTTACGATTAACTGTCTTAGAAGCTTCTTGCCCATCAACTTTGTTTAACTCTGCTACCACAGTAGCATTGATCGATGAACCAAGAGTTTCTTTAAGATCAAAATCTGTTTGAGTAGATGATGATACAGTAATGGTACGTGCCGCACTAGCTGTTGCACCACCGTATCCACCAAAATCTAAAACTTGACCCTGCTTGATTAACTTATGAACTCGCATCTTAGTGCGGGTAGCACCAGCTGTCGAGAGGGTAGTAAGCGAGGATGCAGATACAGATGTGACGATAAAGTCTCCTGTATTTGCAACACGAATTAAATCTCCCGGATTAATAAAAGTGGTCATATCAATTGAGCTATTTGAATTGCGAGTTATCGTATTAGAACCACTTGTTGTATCTAAGCGTAGATTACTAATAGCCGCAGTATTACCTGAGCTGCGCGCAACCACATAATAGTTTTGACGACCAGTTGCAGATGATAATGCACCGCTGCCTGAGAATGTTTCACTTGCCTCACCGGATAATACTGATGCAGTACCTGATGTACCAAATGTCACATCAAATGATTTTTTGAATTTAAAATTCGTATTGACAGCACCTGAAGTATCACGCAAGCGACGAGTTGAAGTTGACGGAAGTCTAAACACTGCAACATCAAATGACGGATCAGCTGTATTGGCGTTTTTACCATTTGAACCTAAGATATCAGCCTTACCATTGGCCTGTCCAGCACTTGCACTAAAAGTTATGCACTGCGCATTGGAAAACCCAAAACCAGCAGTCATGCTAATATCCGTTAGATATAGCTTATATTGTGCTGATGGTAGACCTGGTGTGCCGCTATAATACTCAATTGCACGCACGCGCGCAGTACCGATTTGCGATGCTGGAAAATTAGTCAAAGAATAATTTCTAGTCGAAACTGCATTAGCTTGTTGACTACGAAGGCCAACTAGACCCTGAGAATTGACATCCCATGATCCTACTACGTTATCGACAATTATATAATTACCATAATCTGTCGTAGCTGCGGCCGACTCGACCGACACATAATCAGTCGCTTTATCGATTGGTACACGACGACTTTGTAGAAGCTCATGATCATAACCTTGAACATAAGCTTTACCAGGATTGATTTCTACAACTAATTTTGACGCGCTACCACCCTCACCAGATGTATAGACACCTTGATTATTCGCGCTTAATAGATGCTCACGAAGACGTGGTGATAATCCGCTAACAACATAATTACCAGATTCGTCAAATGTGCGCTTTGCAAAATAATCTTTTAATAAATTATATTGAGGTACGTCAGAGCGAGTCTGAATGATACCGTCTTTAACTTGCAGAATCTCAGTAAAATTATTGCTTCCAGTATCAGTAAGAGCCTTAGCAGAGAAAGTTACCGCTAATTTAAAACGCGCAGCACCTGGGGCTGCATAATTATATGATCCTGATGCAGGGTCAAGCAGAGATGAATCATCAGCCTCTTTAATTATACTTTCAATAACATTAAAACCAACACGAGTGGATGTATTTGAACTATATTTTGATAGAACTAGAGTATCTTCATCGGTACGAATGAAATGATCTTTTGCATAGATGATACCAGGCGCAATCTTTATCAAAGCAGAAAAGCCTGTTGCGGCCGCTGAAATCAAATTAGCAGTCAACCCGCCAGTTGATGTAATTACCTCACCATTAGCAAAAGTGCGGCGAGCACCATTAGCTCCCGTAAGCTTAATGAATAGTGTTTTGAAATTTGGTGTATTGGCCTCTGAACCATCATTAACTTTGATGACATTTCCAGATACACCCGATGTAGAACCTGTAACAGTCTTATTGAGATAAGAATAAACATTAACTACAGTTGTTCCGTTTGATGCACGATCACGAAGTTTTAGATACATGACATCGCGATCAAGGAGCGTTTGGCATCCTCTAACAATGCTACCTTCTTTAAAGATATGCTCAGCAAAACGATCGATCTGATTTTGCAAGATCGATTGCATTTGGGTAAGCTCACGAGCCTGAACAGCTAATCCAGGACGGAATAAAATACGATGGAAATTCTTAGACTCGTTAAAATCATCATAATACGGATCTACATTTAAATCTGTAGAAATAGTGACGGTATTAGCAATAGACGCCATCTGTATTTCCTATCCTTAGAACGTCACGACGAAGCGAAATTCTTCAACCTGATCGGTTTTTCTTGATACAGGTAAATTGTTTTCTATGTATAAGACATCACCCGTATATTCTCTGATAGCTGGCTTGACTATATTGATAACCGAAGCTGTAACACCAGAAGATGCCGCTGTCAATGTTTCAGTTTGAGAAAACCCTCTACCGATACCATCTGTAGTAACTCGAATTACTCGAAGAATGCCTTTTGTTCTTGCACTATTTGTATTTGCAAAATAAACAACTCTACCTTTTACACCACTAGTTCCACCAGTTACTACTTCATCGGCCGTATAGTCACCTGTAACATTTTGAATAACTATTCTATGACATTGGTCAATAACCGATGAATTAGCAGCAGAACCAGATCTAAGTATTGGATCGCGTATCACACCAATGGTTCTGAAATCATTATTGGTTGGAAATGTATTTGATTCACCACCTGATACAGAAATTGACATCATGACATCTTTGGCATTAAGTTCATCTCTAGCTTTTGAACCGTGACCATTGCGCGGAGATATTATAGGTCTGGCCGAAGCCCCAGAACCGTATGTAGAATTTGCAATTATACTAACATTAGCATAACCGTAATTTCTACCATTAGTCAAAATGGTTATCTTTCTAATTTGTCCACCT